ACTGCACAGGCTAGTCACCTGATGCAGGTTTCCTCAGTATCCCCCGTCGCTTCTCTAACCGCTGCCGTAACCAACCTGGATCCTGCCTCTACTGCCGCTTTCGCCAATGTTCAAACCACATTGAACTCGAGAGCCCACAAAGAGAGGTTGATCGCAGGTGCTGTGAATCTCTCAGCCAAAGAAAGAGATTTCCTTCTCTCGATTGGTATCCCGTTCACCGAATGCGGCGAGCAATCAACCCACCCGCTTAGTGCGGCAATGTCGTTGGCTTACAGCGCAGCCAAGGCAGCCGTCAAAGCCTCCAAACGCGTAATCAATTCATTTTGCATTGTTTCCCCAAAACAAAGCGACATCGATTTGATAGTCTCTTCCCCCAACAATGGCTTGCTCATCGTCATGCCTAGTGGGGTCAGGAATGAGAGGCGCGTTTCAAAGTGGGACCCCACGCTCGCTGCTTGTTGGGAGGGTTTGAATGAGGGCAGTTTCGCAGTCTTAAACTATCGCAACACGTTGGTGTACATTTCACGCTGTGACATAGACCAAGCTTTCACTCTCTGCCCTTTCAGCTTTGATTGCGGCATTATGGACCACGTTGAGACGTGCTTGACACCGTACACTTTGGCTAATTTCACCTCCAGAGTGAAGGCGCTGTACACGACTTGCCATGTTCCGTTGAAGCTCAAAGCGATCCTTGTGCACATGCACAGGCGCTTCAATGAGAGGAAGTATTACCGGTCGCAAGATTGGTTCGACATGTCACCTCCGGAGGACCAAGTGTACCAGGACAACTTCGGACACTTCACGCTAGCTTTGAGTGAAGAAAGGCTCAATGCTTTGTTCCTTCATTGGCAAGCACTCCTCAACGCTTCGGGCATATCTTTAGTGTTGGGCATCATCACCGCACCCTTCCGTTGCCTATTGAAGCTTCTCACTCCGGCCGCCATTTCAGCTTTGTGTGCAGAGGACGAGTACGCCTTCGAGAATCTCTTGAGTTGTTACCGAGTCCATTACACGCCAGGAAACAAGAATGTTCGTTGTGAGACGAGTTACAATGACAGCTTGCTGAGCTTCTGGAACTGTCTCATGTCGGTCGGCGGGCCTTGCGTTTCAGGTTCCCCAAGGAGTTTGTGTTGGGAGAGGGACATAATTCGGGCACAATCAGGCTGGCAATTAACTGTCTTGACGCACAAAAGTTTTCCGAAAACTTTTCGTTTCTCTCAAAACTTAGTCATGGAAGAGTACCAGGTCGCCAACGGTTCAACCAACGCGCATTGGCAACTTATCCCGAACGACAGCCACATAATGGACAGCAGGCTTAGTTCTTTGGCTGGCGCCTTAGTGCCCGGTAAAGACGACAACTTGACTCAGGCAATGAGGACAGTTCGAGCGAGATCCTCCGTTGTGACCATAGCGACCGGCGAGAGCCTAGACTTGACAGCTGCCCAGCTGCAGGTCGCCGTGCATCATTCTGTCAGGGCTGGGAAGAAGATCGTCACGTCCGGCAGGAAGAAATCTTACCAGGATGCTGTTTGGTCTAGAATGTGCCTCCCATCGCGTTGCTTCAGCAACACTCTTCGAGAGGAAGGCCAAGACGAGAGCTCGGACGCTCGAAACCCCCATTGGCTTCAACATTCTCAAAACACTTTGGTCGTCGGCGCCAACTGCTCGGCTAACTTCGACTTGTACCTTGCGGAGACAGATTCTTTTGAGTGGAATGCCAACGCGTTCGATTTCTTCTCCCTCACTCGCTGCAAGGACCAAGATCTTTTAGCTTTGAGCTTCTACCTCTTGAAGGCGAGGCTCAAGACGAAGGTCGCGATCGCGGGGAACAAGTTTGTCATGTGGAGAGCCAGAATAGACATTGGGACAAGACCTCTCAGTGTTGATGACCTTGAATACCTCAACGCCCAGATCGCCCTGATGCGAAGGATGCGAGATTTCCCTCACCGTGAGGCGCCTGAGTTCAAAAGAGCTGTGGAGCTTGGAGCGGCGCAAGTCGAGGGTGCGACCGATTCCCAGCCTCAAAAGAGTTCTGGGCCTGCCCCAAAGTACTTCGGCAATTCTTCCTTCTTGGCCAAAGTCAACTCCTGTTTCGTTCCAAAAGAAAAGAAATACGAGGAGTTTGACTCCGAAGAAGCAGGTTGCAGCAGCAAAAGTGTCGAGTTGCAATCTATGTCCGACGTTGAGGAACCGGCCGAGCCCGCAGAGGAATCGGATGAAAAGCAAAGTTCAACGCTGCTTCATCAGGCGAAGTGTAGCCGGCCCACCGCCTTAAGCAAAGTGACTGATGCAACTGCCAGACGGATGGCTTACGCTCTAGATTACTTGGCTTATATGGTGAAGGCTACTGCCGACAACGTTGCATTGAGAGCGTCTGAGCAATCCAAGCATGCTGCGATAGAGTTGAAGTTGTTGCAGAATCTTTCCGGGCAAGGTGGACGCGTGAGGTTGCAACTCCGCTACAGTGAGTTGGGAAAACGCAAGGAGTACCTCGAGAGCAACTGTGGTGACGTCATCGGTGTTTCGCTTCCCAGTTGGCCGCAACTGGTTGCTGTTGCTAACAGAAAGGGCTGGGCAGTTGAGAGATACGCTGACGGTCACTTGCAGCAAATCTTCTGCACACCCGCACACCAAGGCTTGGTAGTGTGGACGGAAGAGGAAACTGAAGAGGACGCTCACATCGTTTACTATGAGGGCGCCAAACCCCTGGTCACCGAAAGGAGAGGCTGGTTCAACAACCATGACGACGGCCAATACAAACTCTTTCTCCTGCACCTCAGGATCTTTGGCAACACTGACGGTGTTTGCTGTTTGATAGGTTCGTCACCAGGGTTCAGTATTCCGCACGCTATAGACGCTGTTTTGGCTCGCAGGAAGAAGGAGGGTGATAAACGAGAACTTAAGGTGATCGCTTATGACCCGCACAACGAGATGTACGTCACACACCCGAATTTGGAGTTTAGAAGCACAACCGCTGACCCCAGCATTTTGGAATCTGCGTCAATTCTGATTGACGCTTACAGCCTTAACCGAGGTTACGACGAGAGTTACCGAGTCTTCGAGTGGTTGTTGCGTCAGGATTACAGGGGTAAGTTGGATTGCAAAGCGGACTGCTCGCGGGCAGTGCCGGCTGGCTTTGTATCTTTCAGACCTGCTTATCACTACGGAAACGAGGTGCGTTGGACCAATTTCGACGCTGAAAATCCTGAGTGTGCCAGCAAGGAAGCGTCGATGGAGGGTTGTGAGTGCGCAGCTTGCGGCAAATTGGCCCATCATTTTACGCTTGGCGGGGCCGTTGACGCGAAGAGTTACGACGTCAGTAACCACGGGAAGAGCGAGAGCGATTGGGAGTTGTTCGTCGGTGAGAAGAGCTTGGTGTTTCGCGGCCCCGGTTCGATGTGGGAAGGGGAGCATTCTTACTGCCACATTGCAGATTTGCCGGTCAAGAGGGCCAGACCCATCAACGGCAGCACTCACTACCTGGAACTTGACCCCACCATGTTGGATTACTTCGCCGGGGACAAGAAGATCAGAGTGAACTTGAAGTGTTGCAGTTGGTGGCACGCCGCCACCCGCGAGAATTTTGCTCACGCCATCAAGGTAGAGGTTTTGCTCAAGGACACGTTTGTGCCCGCCACCGTCGAGTTGACCCCTCAATTGGAAAAATTGAAACCCAAGGCAACTTTGACGGACCTTTACCCGTCCGACAAGCTTTGCTCAGAATACGCGGTTCTCATCTGCTTCAATTTGACCCCGGAGATGGTAAGCCGCGCGTTGCTGGACGTGGAAGACAACTTCCAAGTCATGGCAGAAAACGTTCACCTGAGGGCTTTGAAACTCGTCACCAGCGGTGGCTTCGTCGGTGCTCCCTGTGAGGAGCAAGCTTTCACGAAAAGACTCGAGGAAGTGACCCTCAAAGTGATGGGTAAAGCCATGCGGGCAGAAGAAGAGAGGGAGAAAGAAAAGGAAGAAGCGAAAGGGAAGCCAAAAGAAGCGGCAAAGGCTGAGGCTCGCGAAGACGAGATTCAACGCCCGGCCCCCAAGGATAAGCCAACAAACCTGGCCAACGACAGAAAGCAGCCCGCAAAATCCGACACAAGGGCTGGCTTCAAGGCTAGGAACGAATCCTTAACATCGCCCGCTCCAGTGCAGCAGAACGTTGACAAAGGTGAGGATAGCAGAGTTGAACCGCGTGCTTTGCCAACCCCGATTCCACCGAATCGTGAGCGCCTGACCCCCTCCGAGGCGGAGGCTTTGTTCGAGAAGCTCTCTGCGCCTGCGGAAGCTTTCAGCTTTGCAACCGACCCAGCCCCCCGTAACCCAAAAGCGAAACCCACCCACGAACACGTCAGAACAAACGGCGTGTTCGCCGTAGGTCTCGTGCCGACTGAGGAAGAGGCCCCGTTCATCGGAGCGAATCTGCCTCAAATCGTCAATGCTGGTTTGACTTTGGAGCAACTCAGAGAGTTGGTGCTTGAACAAGTCAAGAGGTCTGTGGAGAAGGATGCGCCGAAGGGCTATGAGAACAAAGTTTGGTCCGAGGCTACCATTAAGGAACTCACCAATAGAAGTTTCCTTTACCCTTATGCCGACTCCTCCCTGCGTAACGCACTCGCTTGCGCTAACTCGGAAGTCGCCAATTGTGATCCGCTGATATTGAAGGAACTTGGACGTTACCAGTCGAAGGGAGTCTCCGGTTACCTCTTGCACAGACTTTCCATCCAGGGCCCACCTGCCAGCAATAAGTCCACGGGCATCAAGAAGTTTGTCAAAGAGAACCAAAGCTTGAGAGTGTTGGTGATCATCACGAGCGGCATAATGGAAGACGTCATGCAAACTTTCAAGAATTGCAACAACGTCACGATTGCCACGCATGACGTCGCTGTTTCACGAATGCTTTGCCAGGACCCGAGTGACAGGAAGTACGACATCATTTTCTCGGATGAAGCAGACAAATTTCCTCTTTTGACGGACGCCACCTCTCTGGCTTACTGTGTTACGAAAGACAGCCTTTACGTGAGGGTGGGTGATGCAGACCAGGGGGAACACAGTCGTCCAGATCTCCCAGACGCCGAACTGACCGCAGCTAAAAGCAATGCGCACGTCGAGAAATTTGCCTGCGACATCAGGATTTCCTTGACAATGGTTTCAGGTGTCGCGGCTTTGGAAGTCATGGCTCAGTGCGGCTACCAGGATTTGGTCCCAGTGATCATCGGGGAACATCGCACAACCGAGAATTGGGTCCCTTACTCGCAGTTTAAACCCTATTTGGAAAAGGTCATGGGATTTCACAGCGCAACGAAGGACAAGCCTTACCCCACCTGTTACAGGCGGAGCCGTGATCTTGAATCACGCTTTCCAGCCTTGACAGTCTTCAAATTTCTCGGCGACGCCAACAAATCTGACACGAGTGTGGGCTATGTCCCGCAAGGGAGCATTCAGGGGATTCGGGCAGAGTACGCTATTATAATGATTCAGCGCCAAGGTGAACAAATTTTGGGCGCAACGTACCACTCCGCCGTCAATTCCTTTTCTGCAACACTCGTTACTTACACGCGAGCCTTCAAGGGTTATTTACTCGTCAGCCTCGATGACCAATACCCATATGGATTCGCGACATCTGGTAAGGGTTTGAGTGGTGCTCAAGCGGCATCTTTGGTACAAACTTGGGACTTGAGGAGAATTGCCGCTAAGGTTGACGTGAACAAGTATACCATACCCAGCCCAACGGAAGAAGTGGTGATGCTGAGTGATGTTGTCCCGGTTCAAAGAGTCAACGGCGAGAGGGAACCCAGCCCCGCGACGGTTCACGTCCAAACCCTCCAAAATTCCAAACACTTCAAGCAAGCTCAAAGTCAACATGGTTGTGTGGTCACGGAGCAGCCTGGGGGCAAACTAGGAGTGCAGGGTGTCGCGCAGCGTGTTAGCGAAAATCGGAACAAGAGAGCCTGGGTTGTGGAGCAGCCTGCAAAGTACGACGTGCCAGCTGCTCAGGAGCCTGAAGTGCCCAAGGTGAGGACGAAAAGGGACAAAAAGAGAGGCAAGGAAAAGAATGCCAAAGGTTCGGGGCCGGATTTTCAACCGCCCTCTTGAAAGAAGCAACTGCTTTCAAGAGGGCTGGAAAACCAGTTGCCAAATCTTCTGTCAAGGCTCGGGGCCGGGACGCCCTCGCGCCCGTGGCCCCTAGCGTCCCAATCCATGACGATGACGCAGCCTGCGCCAATGGTCGGAAATACACCTCTGAGTTGGACGGGGAAGGGTTCCTCAGGATGAGGGACCACGCCCATCGCGAATCGTACAAGCTCGAGATGCCTTACGGGCTCGACGATAGCAACATGACAGCCCTCGGGGGCATGAGTTCTCTGTCTGAAAACCCGGATGAAGCCCCGCAAATTAGGCCGCACGTCAGTGACTTTTTCGAGTGTCTCCCTGCCATCAGGGCATTGCCAGAACATGGTTACGGCGGTGACGATTTGCCGTTGCATTTGGCGTACACCGCCAGGCCTGACGCACAAAAGATGGTCGAAGCCAACGTCAAAATCAAGGTGGAATCAGCCGTCGAGGACGTTCTCAAAGAGAAGGAGGTCTTAGCTCTGCATCTCACTGACTTCACTCAACCGCAGTTCGACAAATTCAATTTCACACTCCACACTTTGTCTTCACGCATCGCTGAAGTGAATCCGATTAACGAGCACACTTACGACGAGTGCAGGGTGGCGGCAGCCCCTGTCATAAAGGCATTCCTTGAAGCCAGACCCAACACTCGCCAACCTTGTGTGCCTTACGAGGAACTTTCGGCCGCGATGGGCCTTTCCCTGCTCCGACAGACACCTGTCAATGCAGTTGAGAACCGGAATCGCTCTTCCTTTCGTAAGTTTGAAGCCATCGCAGCCCGCCTCAATTTTCATTGCCGATTTGATGATGAGGGCGAGATCGCGAATTCCTTCTACATCCCACGCAAGTTCAAGTTTGATCGGACGATGAGCAAATCTGAGTTCAAGCTCTTGAGAGAGACGATCTCACCCGGGGGGGCCTATGTGGTCCTAAGGAACCTTTACCCCGGGCTGGTCGGCACTCAAGTGGCCGGACTTTTTGTGACTTTGTGCAACCCACATTCACAAGCGATAGCGGAGTTGGAAGGTGAGAAAGACACCAGCGAGAAGAGCATCGAAGTCGACAGAGCCCTTACGAGGTTGGTGGCAGAACAAGCAATTTACGACTTTACAGTCGCAAACACCACTTCAAAAGAGCAGTGCAAGACCAAAATCAAGGAGTGTTTTTCAACTTTGTTGAAAGGTGGACAGCCAGTTTTCGCCGGGCCTGCGGGGATGTCGTTGCTCGTGTCTGAGAGGTTTTACCTAGCGCGCATGGTAGAATTTTTAGCCTTCGAAGCCCTGGAGGGCTGTGGAGGGTTCTGCGGCGCCCGCTCCGGGTCGACCACCAAGCACCAAATGCTCAAGGCTAGGGCGGTCGCTGCCAACACAGGAAGGTTCAAGAGTTTTCTCATGGGCGACGTGACAGCACAGGACAGCAACATCAACAATTTTTCCGACGCACTTACTGACGAGTTTTTGCTGCAGATTTGTGGCTCTGAATGCTTCGTGCAGTCATACAGGAAAATTTGGAGGTTCTGCGAGAGTAAGAAGATTTGCGCTTATTCCGTGGGGATTAGAGCGAAATCACGAAATCAATTGCATTCAGGAGAAGACCACACCCTCATTCGCAACACCTTGGAGTCGAGTATGATCATCGTGTTTCTCTCCGTTGTGGATTTCGAACTTTGTCTCAATCCCTTCTCGCACTTCGTGAAACACGGCTTTCCTCTGAAACCTACTTGGCGCATCAGGAAAGAGTTGCTGTCATTCCTTGTTACCGGCGACGATTCCCTTGTGTTCCTTTCCACCCCCCAGAAGGACATGGGTGAAATCATGAGGTTTTGCGCCCCTTGGCGTGTGCTTAAATTGGAAACGTCTGATAGGTTGGGGACCTTTTGCCATTGGAACATCAGTTTGGAGGGGCCTCCCACGCTCTCGCCTCTGCGTTACCTCGTGAAATTTTGCGGTAGGACTTATCCGCAAATAGCTTTTGACCATCTGCTGCCCTTAATTGTGGCCCAACAAAGATCCGTTTCAGAAGTGATTTGTGAAATTGCTTCCAACCTTGAAGCTTCACTTGCCAATGACTGCATTTTGTATGGCCTCCCTGTGACCGGTGCTGAGAATTTCTACGAGTGCCTTACTTCTGTGGCCTATGTCTCACCTGTTGCCATCGCGAGAGAATTGCGGAAGTACAAAGTCACCACCCCGTTTTGAAACAAACAAACAAACAAACACAACAAACAAACAAACAGACAAACAAACAGACAAACAGAAAACAAACAAACAAACAAACAAATAGACAAACAAACAAACAAACAAACAAACAAACAAACAATCAAACAAACAAACATTCAGATGTACATACACACAAACAAACAAACAAACAAACAAACAAACAAACAAACAAACAAACAAACAAACAAACAAACAAACAAACAAACAAACAAACAAACAAACAAACAAACA